TTACGACCAAGTGATCGTGAACGTGAACTGAATGGTGTCGTTCAACGCCAGCAAGATGCCAGAGAAGTCAGAGATCAGCAACAGGTTGCCGGTCGTCACTGCATCGAGCACGCCTGCGTTGGTGATTGTCTTAGCGCCATCAGCGGTCATCGTTGCTACAAACCTGTTCTGGTCCGCAGCGGGTTGTGATTCGGTAGCGATCTCACGGGTCTCTGAAGCCTCCGTGAATAGCACGCTGTCAGATTTTTGGGCAGTACCAGCTCCTGTGCCCCAACCGATATACCAGTTGGTCGGTCCTGCTTCGACGTAGTCGGCGACGAGTTCTTCGCCATCTTGTGTAAAGATATCGGCCATGGGAAAATTCCTTAGTTGATTAGTTCGGCAGAGGCGGGGACTTTGTGAATCTCCACGGTACCATCTGCACGGGTTACTTTCATTTCGAGGACAGCTGTCGGTCCTGCTTTCATATTGATGTTGCCGGGGGACGATACAGCTTCCGGTCCTACTTTCTTGGCCCAGACGCGACCACGGACACCATAAGGTGCAACCCGCACTTCGTTTCTACGCCAACCTTTGAATGCGTCGATAATTCTTCCAAACATCTTTCTCTCTCCTTATGCTCTGACCTACACGTTGACGGTTCCGTTGTTATTGGACACATCGAACTTGAGGTAGCTGACTAACGCCAGCGGTTGAATTGCATCTGCTGTTATTTCTACCAATTCTTCCCAAGGAGCCGTCTGAGATAAGCGGCCCTTGACCGATACCGTCGCGACTGCGGAAATAGAAACTTGAACTGTCTGTTCGTCCTTTCCGCTAACCTTATTCAGCACGATAGGATCGCTTTCACCAGTTGCATCGGTGAGGTCTTCTATTGGGCGATAAATCATGTTGGCTCCTTAGGAGTGATTGATTACAGGTTGGGTGACCGTCCGATCTTTGCCATAACTTCGGCGCGGAATGCTGCGGAGGTCTTGTACTTGTTGCTACTCATATCCTTCATCATTTCTCGTGACGAAGCGTATGAGTCACCTGCTGCGGCGTTGTTTGCATCACCGCGAATTGTGTTCGGCTCGATGTCAGCTTCAGCGACATACTTCGCAGCCAACGCCTTCGCGCCCTGTGCTACGATAGCCGGGTTGGTGCTTGTAAGTTGCACGTCAAGTGCCTTGATGCCCGCCTCATCCATGTGCTCAGCAGCCCACACCGCAGCTCTGTCGTAGCCTTCCACGCCCTCGAATGGGGAGTAGGCAGCTTCTTGCAAAGTGCTAACGATTGACTGTTGGCCCGCGATGTAGTTGTCGACAATCTCTTTCGAGAGGCCGACACCTTCAAGTGCAGTATATGTTTCGACAGTGAGTTCACCCTTCTCGGCGAACTCTGTGGTGGCGTTGGCGACAGCTTCGTCTTGACCAGCGGCTGGCGCAACGTAGCCTTCTTCGCCTTCCTTCGGCGTAGGTTTCGGTGTGCCTTGTCGTAGTGCGGCCTCAGCGTCAGCTTGAGATTTCAGCAGTGCTTCGGTGTTAACGACACCCTTCTCAGCGTCCCAGAATTTCTCCGGTACGTTGTCGGGGCGTTTCGGCACAGTTGGTGCAACGTAGCCTTCTTCGCCTTCCTTCGGCGCAGGTGGCTCGTTACCAAGCATCGCATCAATGTGACCCGGTGGGCTACCGTCGTTGGGAACTGTCGGAGTCGGAAGCGGATCAGGCGTGCCTCCACCATTCGGTATGATTGGATCAGGCATGACTTACCCCTTCGGCTTCGTGGGGGTACGGACAGGCTTCTTCTCGCCACCAGCCGCAGCGATCACGGAGGCTTTGAGTTCACCCTTCTCGTCATCCCACATTTCAGCGGGAACACCCTTCGGTGCGGGCGTCTTAGCATTCGGGTGATCGGCAGCGAATAACTTCGTGGTCACAAGGACACCGTCGTCATACGTCTTGATCCGAACAGTACTGCCATCTGCAAGGACGACATTCTCGTTGCTGACAACCTTGCGTTTCTTCGGCTTCAAGCCTTGCGCAAATGCTGCTGTCTCTGAGTTTATCGTTGCGGGGGGTCGGGCGGAATCGGATGAATCAATGCGCGTTTCGCGCTTGAGACTACCCGGTACTACATCTTCGTAAGGCATCGTACTCTCTCCTCTTTATGAATTAACAGTGGCATCAACTGCACCCTTGGCAACTGCACCCGCTACTGGGGCTGCGACATTATCAATCATGTTCGCTTGCTGTTGCATGGCAGCTTCTTGCTGTTTCTGCTCTGGGGTTTTCTTCAAGGCAGTCACGTCCACGTTGTGGTGTGTTGCCAATCTGTCTGCGATAGCACCCGGATCAAACTCCTTGATGAACTCGTCGCCATACATGGCGACACCATCAGCAAAGTACTGGCGCAGTTTATTCAGTTCATGTCCACGACCGAGCGCCGCAAATCCAGTAATGATCACGGGATTGATGGTGCCCTGTGGCAGAACGGGGAACTGTCCTTTACCCTTGAGCCGATCAATAAGTCGGCGAACTACCTTCTGTTGTAGTTCCGCAGCAAGGACAGTGTAAACACCACCCAATACGTCTTCCAGCTCTTGCGCCTGCATCCGAATTTCTTCGGCTGTGACACGCTCCGCATTGCGGACAGTGCCAGTCGTAAGTAGGAATGCGTGCGAGAGTCTTAGAGACAGTTCGTCGATCTGTGACTTGACGACTTGGAAATCGTGAAACTTGTCTATCTGTAGGACACCGATGTCGTCGATGTTACCTTCAACAAAGTCACCGGACTCTGCTTCTTGCACAGCCTCGATGTCAGTCGTTGAGTTGGGACGGTCAAGGAAGATAACCTTGGCTGCGGCAGCTGAGAAAGACACGAGGTCTTTCGAGAGGTCTTCGAGTGACCGCAAGTCACCGAGGTATTCCTCGCAGTGACCACGACCATAGTTCTCGTTCTCTAGTGCAGCCCACCGAAGCGGGATGTACGGACAGTCGTCATAGTCTGAGCGACCATTTGACTTGGGGACTTTCTTCTCGTCAATCTCTTGGTACCATTCTGCCTTGTTGCCTTTCTTGCGGATGTGCGTATAGATGGTGACATCTTCGTCACTGTCCTTCTCGTTTGTAACGAGCAGTCCCTTGGCGTCATCGGGCAGGGTGTACTTGGAAACTTTCTCTTGCGCTACGATCTCGTACCAGTTGCCTGATGCGTCGCGAACGACGACGTAGTTTTGCAACCGGAAGACACGGGAGTTATCCTCTTTCGGCATGTGCAGTAGCACGTTACCGACAACGATAAGCTGCTTGATGGCAGCGTGGAGGATGACAGCATCATTACCCTGTTCTAGTTCATCCAGTGCATCGTTCTCCAGCTCCTGCATCACGCTTTCGACCTGCTCAGCTACATCCGGGTCATCTTCTGAGATGACTGAGAGTGTCTCGGTGGCGATCTGAAAGCGAAAGAAGGGCTGACCGGGTGGGAACAGCGCAAGCCGCAGCTTGGATGCCAAGTTGTTGACACCTCGGGAGCCGAGACTTTGATATGGGGTTGAAAGGATTGTGTTCTCGTCGGCACCATCGGGTGGCATGAGTGCCGGGATGGTGATGTCGGAGCAGTCACGTCCACGTTGGAGGACTTGGTCACGCTTACCGTTCAGCGTTGTGAACCGTTCCTTAGCAGTAGCCATGGTAGCTCCTTAACGTGTTTGTGTGGGTCGTCCGCGTCCGCTGATGGGCGGTGGCCTGTTTGGGCCGGCTGCGGGCGGTGCGGGTATCGCCATAGCAGGTACAAGGGATTCGCCGATCTGCCTTCCGCCGATAGCTTGGACACCTGTTGGGATTCGCAATTGGCTGCGACCAGTCTTCAGGGATTTGACAGCCTGTGCATCACCGACGTACTCATCAAGGTACCTGTTCCGTAGGAACTCTGGCTTCTTGGGTTCTTTCACTGCCGGTGGCTTAGGTGCTTTGCACATAGCGGCTCCTAAAATGTGGTTGAGGGCATACGATCCAGTCGGGCGCGCAGCTCAGCGATGAGGTCAACCTTGCCGGCATACCTGTCGTGATCGCGCTCTGGTTCATCAAGGCCACGGCACCGTGCCGGGTATTGTTCTTCCAGCTGGTGCAAGAGGGATGCTGAATCGGTTGGTATTGCACGCATCAAGTTTCTCCAGAGGTACATTTGTATGGGGGGACGCGCTCTTGGGAATGGCCCCCCTCAGAATCAATCACTTGCGCGCGAAAAAAAGCCCACCCGAAGGTGAGCCATAGATGACAGCAGCAGCTGCCAGATCGAGTGAGGGAGCAGGCATTTACATGGTTGCCTTCCCTCCCATGTCACCTACCAGTAGAGGCAGGTCGGGTTCCATAGCCGGATACCCTTGGTCTTGTAATTGTAATCGCCATCTTGCAGGATGCGAGCCATGCGTGCTTGCAGGATCGCATCGTCTTCTGTCAGTCCCTTGCTGGCGTATGCCATCAGGACCAAGTCCCAAAGTTCCTCCGGCGTCTCGGCCTCCAAGATAGATTCGGCGAACTCGACGAAGCGACCACCTTTACCCACGCCGGGGCATCCGCCATACCCATCGGTCGGATCGCCCACCACTGTCTGCCACATGTGGAACCGCTTGGCATCCAGACTGGAAATACGTAGGATACCGAGATCGGGATGGTTGGGGTTGAATACGTTGGCGGGAATAGTACGCATATCCTTATCCTCAGATACGATGATGCGCTCGCCTTGAATGAATCGGTCACCCGACGTGGCAAGGATGCCCATGATGTCATCAGCTTCGAGACGAGGCCGGCGAAAGGACGTGTATTCATTCTCCAAATACTCCTTGATCCACTGTAACATTTGCGGTGGCACTGTGTCCACCCGGTTGTGCTTGTAGGTCGAGTTGAGTTGCTTGCGGAAGTTTACCTTCGGGTCCGACAGGCAAATGATGATCCGTGATGCCTTCAGTTTGTCGGCGTATGAGTTGATGAGCTGCTCCACGTTGCGTATGCACCCGTCGTGGTCGAGGTGCTCTCCGACTCCGGTGTCTCCGAAGTCATAGTGCTTCTCGTTCACGATAGATGCTTTGTATGCAACGATGTCTGCGTCACACAGGATTGTTGTTTGCTTACTCACGGTCATTCTTCAGCTGCTGCCCCTTCTCATAAGAGCGAGCACCAATGTAACCACCGATACCAACGGTGAGCAGCCCCCACATGCCAGATGGAATCTCAAGCATGGGTACGTTCAGCCCAAACGCAACAGCGTAGGGCACAAAGATATAGTTGTTGGCGATGATGAACACGAACGTCAGCATGGTGATCGGTCGCCAGCTGCGTTGTATCCACGATGAGCCTTGCGCCTCGGCAACGATGATGCTTGCCTTGGCGGTGATCAGTGTCTGCTGCACGCCGACGATCAGCTTCTCGATCTCGTGTGTCAGCTTCACGGCGAGGTCTTTGTCCGGTACGAACTTCTCAATGCTTCGTCCGATGCTTGGGATCAGTCCCGTGATCGCTTTCAATACGTTCATATTAAACTCCTCAGTTTGTTGATCGCGTGCCGTGCAAGAAATGGAGTGAGGTAGAACCACTCGCCTTCTTGCCTGTACCCGTATAGTCGGGCATGAATTTCTGTCTCTGCGAAGTGGCAGTCCTCGAAGTAGATCGCTGCGTACAACGCATAGTCACGTTTCGGGCAGCTCGTTTGGTAGCCACTCAGTCGTGCCTCAGGGTCGAACGCTCTGCCTATCTTCACGTATCCCGGCCACGCCGGGTTGGTGATGACGTACACGAAGCCACGCTTCTCTGTTGCTTGTGCCTTGGTAGCCAACACCATGTCAGCTCCAAGTTCGTGTAGTTCTGCTGCCTTCTGTCGAACCATATCCCGCTCGCTAACTGGGAGGCTACGGTACTTTCGTTGGCTCCCTTCTATGCGATGAGCCAGCCGCATGACTGCGTCGTATCGTCGATGCGCAATAGCATCGCTCAGCTTCCTACAGTCTTTACAGCGGGCAAGGTCAGCATGGAACTCATCGAGGGGCTTCTCGATCTTACAGGTACAACACGCCTTAGTGCGTATCCTTCCATGACTGTCCGACACTGAAGTCGCCTCCAAGTGGACATCTGAGTTTGAAGAACTCGCCGGCCTGTGCAATAGCCCTTGATGCAATAGTCCCGACATCTTTACTCTCCTCTGGTAGTGTGCTCAGCTGCACCTCATCGTGCACGTTGAGCAGTGGTAGTACGTCCAGTCCCCGTCGCTTGAACTCAGCGAACATGAAGACCAGTGCCTTCTTCATTACAAGTGCGCCGGCTCCTTGACACAGGAAGTTGAGGGCGCTGTGCTTGGAGCGCACAGGCACGTGCCTCTTGTCCAACCCCCGTAGGTACCCTCTCTCAGCCGATCCGTGAACCGCCTTGACGAGGGCTTCATACCCACCCCAAGAGGCCATGAGCCGGGAGCGAGCGCGTCGACCAAGAGCGGTAATTTTGCTTCGTCGCTTCTGTCCAGCGGGGAAGGCTCCATAGAACTTGAGCAGCTTGGCTTCGTCCCATTCGGACATGACGATAGTTCCGAGATTGAAGTCGCCGCTACCATAGAGCATAGCGTAGAACCACGTCTTCGCTGTATCACGTAGCGTGAGTCCAATAGCGCTTTGATTGCGCGTGTGCATGTCCGTACCGTCTGCCTTATTGCCCGAGAGTACGGTCTTGACGTATGCACCTCCGTCGAATCGAGCAAGGAAGTGAGCGAGGAGACGCAATTCGAGAGCATCCGCGTCACAACCAACAATATCCCGACCGGGATCAGCAACAAAGAGAGCACGACACTCAGCACCATAAGGCTTCCCACGCTTAGGTACTTGAGCGAGGTTAGGCCCAAAGTGCGACATGCGCCCCGTACCCGTACCCAGTTGATCGACCCGTCCATATATCCTCCCATCAGCCTTGACTGCTTTCAGCCAAGCTTGTTTGCCCTCCGCCAGTTGCGAGAGTCGCTTCTGTACGGTCATGTATTCTGCTATGGTCCGCGCTTCCTTGAATGGTAGCGCACCCAGAACATCCTCGTTGATTTCGACCTGTCCCTTTGGTGTGAACTCCGTGGGTGCCCAGTCATATTTCCACGTCAACCTATTTGCTATCTGCGGTCGGCTGCCG